CGGTCGCCCTGCTGGGCTAGCGCCACCAGTGGCCACGCCACCGCGCTGCCGAGACCTGCGATGAACTCCCGCCGTCGCATCGGTCATTCCTCCGAGCCGCTGTACGTGCAGCAGGCTACCGCGGACTGGGGTGCATGGGAACGGGTTGCATCTCGCCGGGAGACCAACTTCCCTCGACCTTTTTTGCAGCGCGTTAGGCGGCTTTTGGCCCATTGCCGCCTCCAGCGTGTAACCCACCATGTCCGCAACTGGCGAAAGCTGAAGTTGCGAGAGCCTCGCTGAGCGCAAGCGACACGACGAGCCGCACTGGTCGGCGCTCGCAGAGACCGTCAGCGCGCCGAAGATCATCATGGCAGGAACGCCGACATGGGGCCGCCGACGAACCACTGGCCGCGCAAGAGGTTCATGCCGCAGATCGGGCACAGGTTCTCGCATAGCGCCTCATAGCGGCGCACGTGGATCGGATAGCCGCGATGATGCATGCGTTCCGGGATCGGAACGCCGGCGATCTTTACCATCGACTTCATGTTGTGAATGTCCGCTCGGGCCCCCCTCGGGCACTTGCCGGCTAATTCCGGTCATGGAGCGGCTCCCCATCGCGCAGCTTGCGGGCGTATTCCGCCAGGCGGTCGAACACCAACGCCGAGCATCGCCTCCGCGGCCAGCGGGTTGAGCATGTCGCCGGCCTTGCGGCGCGCGACCGCCGCCTTGCCATGCCAATGATAGGGGTCGCGCAGATGGGACGGCTCGGCCATCATCGTCTCCGTGATTTTTTTCGAGAATGCCGTCCTCGCAAATTTTGTCAAGCGCACCTTGCCAAAAAGCGTAAGCGCGCGCATGCTCGGCGCCAGGAGGACGGATCATGCAACATGACTTGGTCGGCGTGTCTGTGTTCGCGAACGGTGGCAACCTCTATCTTCGGTTCCATCTACGTCCGCAGCATCTCCAGAAGATCGGCGACCCAAAAAAGCTTTTGATCCGCGGAAACCCGGGCAACGGCTTCATCCTTGCGCCGGCGACCAACAGCGATGGTCGCAGCTTGGCGAAGGCGGGCAAGAATCTGCTTTACTTGCAACAGGCAGCGAGCGGCTTCGAGATGTCGGCGCGCACGCGCCGGCCGGCCTGGTTGCGCCCCGGCTTCGAGAACGGGCATATCCGAATTCCCGGCATGCCGCCGGCCTGGATCAACGTCACGCCCGAGTTCGATCCCGATCAGGAACCCGCCGCGTTCGAGGAAGGCAATCGCACCGCGAAGCTTCCGCGCAACGGGCGTGACAATCCGATCACAACAGCGGCCGAGGTGAAGCCGGTCGGCAATGGAACCTCGCCGCTGCCCAAGGGCGGCAACATCGAGGGCTACCGGATTTCCGAGGGCGCCGACATTGTGGCGTTGCAGTCCGATCTCGCCGCGCGGCTCGATGACGCAAGGGCGATCATCAAGGCGATCGAGGAGCGGAGCGGGCTGAAGTTGATGCTCGATCGCAACTTGCGCCTCGTGGTGGCGCTGCCGGCGCGATGATGACATTGCGACGCGGCGACACGGTGTGGGTGACGATCGACGGCGCGCGGTTCCGCGCCACGATCGAGCTCGCATCGGAGAACCGCAAGGCGCTGGCGGTGACGTTCGTCTGTGAGGGCACATGAGCGTCGTCCTTCGCCTATGGGCAGCGCCGGGCGGCGATAGCGCCATGGCGACGCTCGACACCAAGCTCGACGCCGTCATCGGCATGGCGCGCGGCGAGAAGCCGGTTGACCTGGAATACGTCAAGCGATGCGATGTCGATGCTTTCAACGGCCGCGGCTATGTGGAATTTACGCGCGACATAAAGCAGGCGCGGCGGTTCACCACCACCGAAGACGCCTGGAAATACTGGAAACGGCAAAGCCGGGTCTGCCCGTTCCGCGATGACGGCAAGCCGAACCGGCCGCTCACCGCCTACAACGTCACCTTTGAGGATGTGGAATGAGCGAGCCCGCTCATAATCGGCGCGATCTCGCCGGCCAAGTGTTCGGCAACCTGACCGTGCTGCGATATGCGGGGCCAGGGCCGCAACGATATGCGGCATGGGAGTGCAGGTGCACATGCGGCACCGTCGTGATCCGGAGCTCGCAAGTCTTGCGCGCCGGCCTGACTCGATCATGCGGATGCCTCGGCGACGAAAATCGGCATGTCGCGACCTACGACAATCTTGTCGGGCGAATCTTTGGCCGACTGCGAGTGATCCGCTTTGCCACGCCGAACCGCGCCTCATGGGAATGCGAATGCACCTGCGGGACCGTCGGCGTGATCATCGCTGCTGAAAATCTGAAAACTGGTCGCACGCGATCTTGCGGGTGCTTGCGCCAGGGCGGCATTCCATCGAGACGGGTGCGGACATGAGACGTGAATGTGGCGACTGCACCTTATGTTGTCGTTTGCTGCCGATGCCGGAATTCAACAAGCCCGCCGGCGAGCGCTGCAAGCATCAGCGTCACGGCGTCGGCTGCAACATTTACCCCAAGCGGCCATTTTGTTGTCGCGTCTGGAACTGCCGATGGCTCGCCGGCGACGATGTGGGCCCGCGCCCTGATCACGCGAGATTCGTCGTCGACATCATGCCCGACTACATCACGGTCGTCCCGAACGACGGCGGCGAGAAACTCCCGGTGGCGGTGATCCAGGTGTGGATCGATCCGCGCTTCCCCGATGCGCACCGTCACCCAAAATTGCGCGCCTTCCTCGAACGCGAGCGGATGCCGGCGCTGATCCGCCTCAACTCGAGTGAAGGCTTCGTGATCGCGCCGCCGAACATCAACGCCGACCGCACGTGGTACGAGGGCAAGAGCCACATGATGCGCGAGCGCGAGCACACGCCGGCAGAGAAGGCGGCCGTCCTGGGGCCGCTCAAGATCACGGCCGAACTCGAAAAGGATGATCTGGCATGGCTGCAAGCGAGGGCGCGGGCGCACTCGAAATAACGCCGCGGATCGATCGCGATCTGGCGGACGAGATCATGACGCTGTTGAAGGCGCTGCCGGCCGATGCTCCCTGTGCCTCGGACGCAAAAGCGAATAGCGAACGCGACGCGCGGCTTGTCCCCGAGCGTCGTTAGGCGCCGGTGCCGTAGGGCGGCGCGATGCTCGTTCGCCGCCCGAAGCCTGTTTCGGCAGGCGCGGCCCGGTCCCGCCCAGGTTTCACATGAAACGAAAAAAAGCCCCGGCGTGAACCGGGGCGATCATCAAGACCAAACGTGCGAGGATTAGATCGGCTACTTTTGTGCCCCTTTCGAGGGTGGCAGCGGAACCGGAACCGAATGATCGCTCTGGGTGCGAAAGGTGCCCGGCGGCTGCCGCTGTAGATGATCGAGGATCAGCCCATTGAGCCGATCGAGCTTGTCGCCATTCGATCTGCTTGCATCGTAGGCGACCTTTTGCCGTTCTTCGATCACCACCAGTCGCGCGTTGAGCGACGCGTGCGCGTTCTCGATCGCGGTGAGGCGCCGATCCTGTTCGACCGTGCCCATTTCGATCGCTCGGATTCTCGTTTCGAGAAGCTGCGTCACGCGCGAGCCGTGCATGTCGATCTCGGTGAGCCGCATATCGAGACCGGCGATCCGACCGACATTGGTCGCGACGGTGCCCCCGAGGGCGGTGATCCAGATCACACCGCCGATCGCGGCCGGCACGACGGGGATGCACGCGATCAGGATGGCGCGCAGGAACGCGGCGCGGCGGCCGTCAGGTTCGGGCGGATCGTCGAAGGGAGTCTTGTGGTCGTCCTGCGGCGTGTTCACTTTTTGCCGCCCTTAACCAGCTTGATGAGATTGTCGAGCCAGGCAGGCGCCGTCGCCGGCGGGATGCCGGCGTCGCCGAATTTCTCGACGGTCCGGCCGACGCTGTAGACGCCGAGCAAGCCGAGCTTCATGCCGAAATACCAGGTCAAGAAGCCGGCGAAGCCCATCATGCGATCGAGCGTCGTGAGGTCGCCCGTCCACAGCTCGTGGATCGCGACCACGTTCATGCCGGCGAACTCCGCGATGGTCTGATAGGCGAGGACCGGGCGCCAGGACGTTTGCAGCCCGAGGACGAAGACGCCCCACTTGCCGAGTTGGGCGGATTGGACAGCGGCGGCGAGCTCGGCGCGCTGGGTCTCGCCGACCTCATGGGCGAGCACGCCGGAAAGCTGCGCCTGCGCCTGGATCGTCGCGATGTACTCGGCCTCGGCGGTCTTGAGCTTCTGGATCGCTTCGTCGGCGTTGAGCGAATTGATCTTGGCGAGAATGTCCGTAGTCGAGGGCGACGCGGCGCCGACCGCGTTGGCGACCATGCCGGCGACCAGGCCGCCGAGCGGACCGCCGAGGGCTTGCCCGAGAACGGGCAGGCCCATGCCGATGATGGTCTTGATCAGGTCCATATTAGCCCCGCATTGCCGTCATGATCTTGTTGATGCGGTCGCGCAGGCGATCGATCTCGGCGTCGGCGCCGGCGATGTGGGTGCGGATCGTCGGCCAGGTGTAGATCGAGGCGACATAGCCGCCGGCGAAGGCGACTCCCATGATGACAAGCTGCCAGTCCATGATCAGGTTCTCCCAAGCAGGGCGTTGAGGAGCGCTTGCCACCACGTGCGCGTTGGTTGCGGTGCCGGCGGGGGCTTGGGTGGCGGGACCGGGTGATCGCCCGGCTCGGGCTCGCTTTTGTCGAGCGCGGGCGGGACGAACTCCCACTCGACGTTCGCCGAGCGCGTCGACTCGGCGCCGGTGATCCCGAGCTCATTGAAGACCGCGGGCGTGGCGTCGAGGCCGGCGCTGTTCGTGGGCACCAGCCCATTTTCCGCGTAGTTGCGGTCGACCTTTTGCTGTTCGGCCTTGGGATGGCCGGACCCGAGCCAGTAGGCGTCCGTCCGGTTCCACGGGCCCAAGTCGTTGACGCGACAGATCACGCGTCGGGTTCCGCGATAGATCGCGATCGTGCGCTTGTCCGCGCTGACCTTGCACGGCAAGGCGACCTCGAAGGCACGCGGGTTGACGGTGCCGCCGTAGCAGGACTCCTGCGGATCGCCGCGGCCGCCGAACTCGGTCATGAGGACCGCGTAGCGCTTGGGCGGCGCCGGCGGCGGCACGGCCGCACCGGGCGACTTCGCGACCACGATCGGCGGCTTGGGCGCCGGCACCATCAGCGCCGTGACCTCAGCGAGCACCTCGGCCTTTTTGACGTGCTTGCCCGGGCAGGCGTGCGTCGTCTTGCGATCCTCGTAATGGAGCCGCAGCGTGTCCGGCGTGACCGGCTTGCCGATCTTGCGCAGGAGGGCGGCGAGAACGTGCTCCGCATTCTTGCGCACGGCGAGGCCGAAGCCGGTGTCGAAGGACTCGGTGTCATAGTCGCCCACCATCTCGATGCCCCAGGCGACGCCGTTCCAACTCGGAGAATGCACGCCGCGGACGGTGAGCGGGGTGAACAGGCAGACGCCCTGATCATCGACGAACAGATGCGGGCCGCCATGCCAGCCCAGGCCGCTGTAATAGCTGGTCAGGTTTTTCAGGCGCGTCTGGATCGAGGTCGATTTCCATTGCGTGCTGGTCGGCGCCGCCGTGTTGTGCAGCACGACGAACTCGGGCGTCCAGTCGGTCAACTTGAGACCGGCGACATAGCGTTCGAAATCGGCAACCGACATGACGCGGCCGTCAGTGCCGCGCCAGGTTTCACTCGGCGAGACCAGCATGGGGATTCCTATGGATCAGGGAACGGGGTGTCTGCGATCGTCAGCATGCCGGCCCACATGGTCGACGGCTCGCCATCGCGAACGACGCGAAGCGCGTCGCTGTAGAGGCCAGGCGACACGCCCTTCGTGACCGCGTGCGGGATCGCCATGTCGATAATTCCGCCCGCCGAGTTGGTGACGGTGATCCGCCCATCGGCCACGCTCGCGGTCGCGATCGGATTCCGGGACTCGTCCATGAGCGCCCATTGGATCGCGACGCCCTCGAGGTTCATCGGTTGCCCGTTGATGTCGAACAGCGTCCCGTGGATCAGCCAGCGATCGGCGCGGGTCAGGGTCTCGGCCTTGTGCGCTATCATTTCCCGATGATCCTCGTCATGGATTGACGCCCTTCGAACTCGGGCGCGCTGGGCGCACCGGCGAACGATCGCGCGTGCGTCTCCCCCTCGAACCACAGCGCGGGGTCGGGGCGTCCACCCAAAGCGACGCGCGAGGGCGCGCCGACAAAGCGCAGGATTGCGATGTTGAGATATGCCGGCGAGAAGGCGAGCGCGCCAGTCGCGAAATCCAATGCAACAAACGAATAGAAAAACGCTGCGGTCGAGATCGTCGGGTCGCCGAAGACGGCGGCCGCGGTCGCAAACTCCAGCGCCTCGAACGCGTAGATCGCGCCGAGGTCGGGAGCGCCGAAGGACGGCCGCGCGGACGCGAACGCCAGCGCGGCGAAGCTGTAAATCTGTTCAAGGGAGGGGGCGCCGAAGGCGGGCGAGGCGGTCGCGAGCTCCAGCGCGCGCAGCACTGCGAACTGCGTCAGGGTGGGCAATCCGAGCGCCGGCGGGCCGGTCTCAAGGCCAAGCGCCTCCAATGCCGCGAATTGCGCCAGGGTGGGCAATCCGAACGTCGCGGCGCCGGCGGCGAAGCTCGAAGCCGACAGGCTGGCGAACGCGGCGAGCTCGGGCGTGCCGATCGCGGCCGCGGCGGTCGCGAAGGCGGTCGCCGTCAGGATGTGAACTTGATGCAGCCTCGGCTCGCCGAAGACCGTGGCCTCGGTCTTGAACGGCACCGCGACCAGTTCGCCCATGAGGGCGACGGTGGCGTCCTCGAACTGCGCTGGGCCAGTCGCGAACTCCAACGCGGTCAACGCCGCCCATTGCCCGACGGCCGCCCCGCCCAGGTCGGGCGCGCCCGACGCGAATGCGAGCGCGGTCAGCGTTGCGAACTGTTCCGCGGTCGGGGCGCCGAGGTCGGGCCCGGCGGTCGCGAACGTCGCGGCCGTGAGCGCCGCGAACTGGATCGCGGTCGGCGTTCCAAAGGCCGGCGCCGTCGTCGAGAAAGCCGCGCCTGTGAGCGCTGCGAACTCGGCCAGGTCTGGAGCGCCGAACGCCGGCGAACCGCTGGCGAAGGCCAGGGCGTCGAGGGCGGCCCATTGCGTGACGGTCGGCGCACCAAAGTCGGGCGACGCGGTCGCGAACGCGAGGGCGATCGGACCGGCCGCGGGGATCGAGACCGTCGGTTCGTCGAAGACGATCGCGCCGGTGGCGAACTCGGCGGCGACCAGGGCGGCCCATTGCGTGACGGTCGGCGCGCCCAGATCGGCGGCCGCGGACGCGAAGCCGCTTGCGGTGAGAGCGGCAAATTGCTCCGCCGTCGGCAGGCCGAAAACCGCAGCGCCCGCAGCGAATTGGCTTGCGGTGAGAGCCGCGAATTGCTCCGCCGTCGGCGTACCGAAAGAGGCCGCGGCGCCGGCGAACGGCGTCCCAGTCAGCGCGGCGAACTCCGCGAGGGTCGGCGTGCCCAGGGCCGCGGCGGCGGATGCGAACGCGGTGGCCGTCAGGCTCGCATACTGCGTCAGGTTCGGCTCGCCGAGGTGGCCGGGAAAGTATTGAGCGATCGACCATTCGAGGGCGGTGAGCCCTGCGAATTGCGTCGCGATCGGCGTGCCGAAGGCATCGGCCCCGGTGCCGAAGGCGGTGGCGGCCGGTATCGCCACTACGTCTTTCTCGGTCGGCGTATCGAAGGCCGCCGCGCCGGTGGCAAAGCCCGTCGCGGTCAGGCCGGCGAACTGCGTCGCCGTCGGCGCGCCGTAGGATGCCGCCCCCGATGCGAAGGCGGTCGCGGTGAGGGCGACGGTGATGCCGACCGTCGGCGTGCCGAAGCTGGCCGCGGCCGACCCGAAGGCCGTCGCGCTCAGGCCGGCGAATTGTGTGACCGCCGGGGTGCCGTAGCTCGCCGCCGCCGACCCGAACGCCGTCGCAGTCAGGGCTTCCGGGGCCAGCGGGAAGCCGTACATCAACCCGCCCCAGGCGCGGGCCGAGATGGTGTTGCTTGCGGTTTGGCTCAGGCCGTTGGTCGTGAGGAAATAGGTGCCGCGCTGTCGGTGATAGCCGGTCTGGGTGACATCGGTGAAGGCTTCGGACCAGTTCGGTGTGAAGGTGTCCGCCGTCTGGGCCAAGTACATGCCGAAGCCGGTGATCAGGAACGTCGGCGGCCCATAGGTCGTCACCCCCGACGCGATCGACTCCGGGGACGTGCTGCCATAGGTCGGCGTCGGATTGACGGTCGGCACCACGTCCTGCAGGCCCGGCACCCAGCACGCGGCCATGGTGCAGCGCGTACCGGACAGACCCTTGGTGAAGGTTATGGTGGCATTGGTGAGCGCCGCCGAGTTGCGCCGGTAGTGCAGTGAGATGATGCGGTTGGCGTTTGTGTTATTTGCGCAGATGTGTCCATTCGCGGGGCAAGTATAATTCCCCGCATTCACGCCATCGGCGACACTGCCCAGAAGGTTGCTGGTGTTCTCCTCGTAGACCAGGACAAAGATGTGCGCGCCGGCGGGAACGGTGACGCCGGTGATCGTCAGCGTCCCTTGCGACGTATTGCTGCCGGTGCCGAGCTTTGTGGGTGCGCTGTAGCCCATTATGCCCTGCGATCAGGGTTCGAGCATTGCCCGGGCTGTTGCCACGTGTAGACGATGCGCCGCCGGCGGAATCCTTTGCGACCGCATTGACGGCAGCGCACCGGCAACATCGCGAGCCGATCGCAATCTGGGTGCTCGGCGCGCTTGTGGTCCCGCTCCCATTCGCAACGGCGTTCGCTGGCGTTCACTGATTGGCGAACTTCATGTCGAACGGGCCGAGGGTGAACTTATTTCCCGACACCACGGCCTGCGAACCGGAGAGCCCGCCGTTGATGAGAAGCGCCGCGGCGGAAACGAGCGCCCAATCGGTCACGGTGACGCTCGCGGTCACATCGCCGTCGGTGATGTTGATCGAGGTGAGCTTGCGGCCGGTGGGCGTGGTGCTCGCGGCGGGCCCGGTGCAGATGGAGCCGGCCGCGGTGGTCTTGTTGCCGCCGGCATAGGTCGAGGTTGCGCCAGTCCGGTCGGCCGGGTCTTGCGTACAGAGATAGATGGCTGTCGCGGCGGCTTGTGCCGCAGTCAAACCACCGTCGAGCACCGAGTCCTGCGCCATGTGCGTCATCGAATTGGCTCCTCGTTAATTGAAACGGATTAAAGCGACGCGGCGAGCTTCGCGGCTTCGGCCTGCATCTCCTCCTTGGTGCCGTCCTTGACGAACAGCCAGGTGTGCGTCTCGGTGGTCTCGGCGCCATGGTGAGCATGCACGCGCACATTGCTGTCGGGCGCCGGCGCGTTCTCGACCCGCTGGTAAAGCGTCCACAGAAAGACCGGCTCGGCGTCGAGCTTGTCGGCCGGCACCTCGAAGATCGGCTTGCCGTCCTTGTCGTGCATCGGGCCCTTGGCGTCGCGCTTGTGCACCCCGTGGAACGGCACGTGAGTCGTGATCGCCTGGCCGGTCGGCGTCATGCGCGGCTTGCCGGTCTTGGTGTCGATGACGGGCGCGCGCTTGAGTGCGAATGCGCGTCGCTCGATGCGGACATTGTCGCCGTAGTCGATCATGTGGCCGTCGGCCGACTCGGTAATCTTCACTGCCATTGATCTCTCCTCGGTCAATCGGGAAGGTCGGGGATTTGTCCGGTGTCGCCGGTGTTGGGCGGCACGCCACCGCTTTCCTCGCGGTTGTCGCCGCCGCCGGTCGGCTGCGGGCGCACCAAGCTGATGGTGGTCGTCCAGCCGTCGTGCTTGTTGAGTTCGTGCAGCACGCTGTCGATGACATAGGTGCCGTCGATCCCGGGTCGCGTGCCCTTGATGATGCACTTGCCCTCGGCCTTCGGCGCAGCGTTGCCATCGATCATCACGTTGCCGATGCCCTTCTGGCGATCGGACTCCTTGGCGCCGCCCTCGGCGGCCTGATCGGCAACGTCTTCGTCGTCCTTGGTGAAGCGCACCCCGTCGTCGGGAAGGTCTTCGAGCTCGCCGAGATCGCCGCCGCCGCCGGTCGTCCCGCCGCCGCCGGTCTCGGTCCCCCCTTGTTCCTGTTCCTGCGGAACCTTGGCGCGCTGTTCGCGGTACTTGGCCGCCTCTTTATCGTACCAGCGCGCCGTGATGTCCTTGTAGCGCGGCCGCGTGATCAGCGGGCTGATCTGCCAGGTGATGATGTTGCCGTCGTCCCCCGAGGTGCACGTCACCGAGGACGAATTGCCGCCGCCGGCGGTTTGCCCCTGATTGCGATCGAGCACGACGGCCTTCTTGCCGCCGATCACCTTGAACGTGCCGCCGACCTCACGCGCGAGGCGTTGAATGAAATGCAGCGCGGACTCGTGATCCTGCGCGATGTAGAGGCGTTTGAGCTGATCGATCCGCGGCGCGACGGTGAGTTGAATGCCTGCCTCCTCGGCGGCATCCTTCATGGCCTCGCCGATCGTCTTGTTGTCCCACCACTTGCTTTTCTTGACCTTCGCCTCGCCGGCGGTGTCGATGCTTTTCCCATCGATCCACAGCACGGTGCCGCCGCGGCGCGAACCCTCGGATTGCACGTCGTCGACCAGGCCATCGAACACGACCTCGGCCTTGCCGCTCTTGGGCCCGAGCGCGATCTTGATCGGCGCCCCGTGCTTCGGCATCACGATGGTGCCGCCCTTGTCGTCGAGGCAGACGCGGCAGGAGTCTGCGGTCTCGCCGCTCTGATCGGTGACGTTCAGTTGAATGAGGCGAGACGCCCAGCGGTTCGACACGTCCTTGCCGTTGACGTAGACGAAAAACTGCGTTTCCTCGACCAGCGCCACGGGATCACCCCTCTACTCCCACAGCTTCAAGACCACGATCTTGCCTTGCGTCTCCTGGAGCGTCGGCGTCGGGAGGAGCACCTTGGTGCCGGGCGTGATGAACGGCCCCATGGCGGCCAAACCAGGATTGGAATCAAATACTCTTTCGACGTAGCCCGGCATGTGATCGCGGAAGCGCCTGGCGCACAGGAGAGCGACGCTGATTTCGTCGCCGCGGACCGTGATCACCTCGGCCTGGCTCACGGCGCGAGTCCCATGAGCGAGGAAAAGTAACCCTGCGCCGACGGCTTGTCGCAGCGCTCGATCACCATGTCGACCTCGATCAGTTGCCCGACGCCGTCGCCGGCGAGATGGTTGTGGCGCTCCGAGAGCTCGGTGATGACGAACCAGCCGAGATAGAGGCCATCGCCGCGCGTGACGGGCTGCGCCGATCCTTGCGTTCGGATCGTGTGCGCGAGCGCGATGGCGCCGAGCCCGCCGAGCTTGTAGGGGAACACGCGGCCGCGGATGACGATGCGATCCTCGCCCTCGCCGGTGTGCTCGTACTGCGGACCGCGCCCGATCACGTCCTTTTTCGCGAACATGGTCTGCGCCGCGCGATCGATCGCGTGCGCGTTGAGCGGATCGATCTCGAATTGGATCGGGCCGACCTGCAACAGCATCCCCGCCATGGGTCACCTATTCCGTCGGGACGAGCGCGGCGTCGGAATGCGAGCCGCGCCGGCGCGATGCTGAGAGCCATCCGGGCCCGGCGTGCGTGCGGCCGCCCGGCCAGAACCGGGAGTCGAACGTGTCCCCGCCCTGCGGCTTGATCGTCGGCGTCGCGCTGAAGCTGAGCGCCTTGCGCATGTTCTCGGCGCGCGCCTTGAGCGCCTCCTCGGCCTTGGCAAGCTCGGCATCGAGCGCAGTGTTGAACGCGTTGCCCGCCTCGGTGCCGGCGCCGCCGAAACGCGCGGCCAATTCCCATTCGTTCGGGATCGCGGCGCGCGGCGGCTTTACGCCCTCCCCGGATTCGTAGACCTCGCGCGCTGGCGGCGGGATCGGCATGACCGGGCGTTCGGGCGGCGTCTCTGTCAGCTTCTCGATCTGATCGAGGGCGTGATCGATGCGCTCGCCGCCGAACTTGTCGACGATCTCGGCGAGGCGCTTGGCGCGTTCGGCCGCGATCTCCTCGGGCGTCATCGGCCGCGGGACCGGCGTGGGTGTCGCCGCCGTGGGCGACCAGTATTCGGACGCCGGCTTTTGCTCGGGGATGTTGACCTGGCCGGTGCCGCCGAGCGCCTCGTTGGCGGACTTCTCCAGGCCGTGAATGAACCGCCCGGTGCCCTTGGCAAACTCGCCGGCGACGTAGCGGATCGCGGCGGCGTTGCCTTCCCTGGCTTTGATCTCCTGCGCCTTGTCGGCGACCACGATCAGGTTGCGCAGCATGCCGACGGTCGCATCGAGCGCCGCGTCGACCCCGAGCGAAACCAGCGTGGCACCGAGTTCCTCGCGAAACATCTTCCAGGACTCGCGCAACTGGATCAGCTTGGCGTCGACGGTGCCCAACTGCCCGGCAAGGCCCTGGCCGATCGATGTCTTGGCCTCCTCGCCGATGTCGTCGACGGCGCCGCGCACCTCGCTGCCGCGCCGCTTGAGAATCTCCAGGGCCGCAACGTCCTTCGGACGCGTGAGGACGGGATGGCCGACGTTGGCGGCCTTTTGCGCCCACTCGACGAACACCTTGAGCGGGTCTTTCCCTTGCTTGATCGCCTGGTCGAGCACGGTCGGCCAATCGAACGCCTTGGTGAACGCCTTGTGGAACGCCGCGGTCGTCGACGGCCGATAGATCGCGGCCATCAGGCGTTGCATCGCGGCGCTGCCAGCCTCGGCGCCGCCCAACTCGCTGCTGAGAATGCGGACATAGCCGAGGTACTTGTTGAGGCCCTCGACCCCGCTCCAGCCCAGCTTGGACATGAGCGGCATGGCGGTGTGCAGGTTGTCGACGAGGATGTCGAAAGCCTTCTCGCCCTCGATCATGCCCTTGGACGCGGCGACGATCGAACCGTAGGCGTCCTTGAGATTGTCGCCGGCGATCCTGAAATCTTTCGTGAGTTGCGGCGTCAACGTCGCGAGCTTCTCGGCGTCGCCGTAGCCCGCCTTGGCCGCGGCCATGATCCCGGGCAGCATTTCGAGCGATTGCTTGATGTTGTAGCCCGCCTGGCCGAGCCGCAGCATCGCCGCCTCGGCGCTGTCGGTCGTGCTCGCGGTCTTCTGCGCAATGTCGAACATCTGTTGGTGCGCGCCCTGCATGTCCGCCATGGTCGTCTTGAAGACGCTGGCGAGGCGCTGGAGCTTCTTTTCCTCCGCGGCGAACAATTCGAGCGAGTCCCACGCGAAGCGCAGAGTGCCGTAGGCGGACAGGCCGATGCCGAGGCCGCGCATGAGATTGGTGAGATTGCGCGCCGAAAGGCCGAGGGCGTTCATGGTGCCCATGGCGTCCTTGGCCGGCCCGGTGATCCCGTTGACCATGGCGAGGATCAGCGTCGAGGTTTGGGTCGCCATCAGCCCTTGACCTTCATCGCCGCGATCGCCTCGCGCATCGCCTCGGGCAACATGTCGGTGGTGATCGTCGCAATGCGCTCGATGTCAGGCCAGCGCAGGGCGCCGAGCGCCGTGGGATCGAGCCCAACCATGCGCGCCATGAGCTCATAGTTGGTCCGTAAGCGGCCGGCAGCCCAGTCCTGGATGTCCCACAGGGCGGGCTGATCGATCAGCACCTCGCAGACCTCGCCGAGGCCGGCGATCTCGACGGGGTACAGGAGCGGGACCATGATCGCGCGGGCGCCCAGATAGCGGACCGTCGGGCGCACGGGAATTGCGGCCTCGTCTTCGTCAGGCGTTCCAGGATCGACGAAAGCCGCCTGGCCGCTACTGTCCTCGCGCGCCTCGGAAGCCTCGCCAGCGCCGTCCCCGCGCGCGCCTGCGGCCGGCTCGAATGCGCCCGTCGGATCGGGTTCGGGCGGCTCGCCCTCGAACACCCGGGGCTTGATGTCTTCGGGCCAGACCCGCGCCACTATGCGAGCCCAAGCATGGTCATATACTCGCGATCTTCATTTCCGAACACGCGCGGCCGCGGCATCGTCCAGAAATCGATCTCATACCAAGGTTGCTCGCCGAGGCTCAGGCAGTAGTAGGTCACCTCGTCGAGGCGATGGTCGTGATTGAACTCGGCGCCGCGGGTGAACGCGTCGGGCGCGACGCGACCGATCGACCCGCGGAACACCGCCTTGCCCTTGATGCTCTTGGCCTCGCGCTTGTCCTTCACGACGCCATACGCCGTGAAGGTGTCGACGGCGCCGCTGCCGACCCCGAACAGGCGGTAGGCGTCTTCGTCGAAGCCGGCGAGTTTGAACGTCGGCTCGAGTTTTTTGATCGCGCCCATTGAAAAGCCGACCTCCATCGCGCCGCCGCCGGGCTTGTGGTTCACGATGTCATATTCGAGAACCGGCAACGTGAGCGACGTGAGCTTGAGGTGTTTCGAGGCTTCGGGATTGTGGTTGCCGACGAACAACGAGACGGCTTCCAACAGAAGGATGGTGTTCGCCATGGATGGGACTCCTATGCGTCATTGCATGCGGTGCGGCGCGGCGGGCCCGCCGCGATCGTGGATCACGCCGCCGGCAGCAGCGAGCTCTCGACCGAGGTCGGGGACTCGGTGAGCACGACCGACGCGGTGAGCGAGGCGATCGTGGCTTCGAGCGCGGGCCGATGCGGGCGGGACAGGAACGTCCCGAGGCGGAACACGGGCGCCTCCTCGAAGCGCATGTCGACGTAAATCTTGCCCTGGCGCAGATCGTCCGGGTTGTTCTGATCCCGGTCGAACCGGACCCGATAGCCGAGGATGTCGCCCTTCGACTGGCAGATGTTGAGGATATTGCCGACCGTGTTAATGATCGAGTCGATGGTCGCGGTCGTCAGATTGTAGCGGCCGAGGAAAAACCGGACCGTCCGCAGCACGGTGAGCTCGACAAAGTCGCGGCCGCGAACCTTGTGGTACTGCTGCCAGATCGCCGTCTCGCCGACGTTGTCGACGCCGACGAAGACGAAGCCGCCGTCGGCGATGGCGAAATCATCGCCGGATTCGCCGCGGACCAAAACGCCGACCTGATGGATGAGCAAGTCCTGCCCTTCGACGGCGCCGTCGGTGAGATTGAACTCGATGGGGCGCGACGGGCCGACGATCCCGTAAACGGGTTGGTTCGCCCAGGAGCGGAATGGGCGACCCTCATACTCGAAATCGCGGCGCACGGCGATGCCGACGATGCGCGGCGAAAGCGGCTTGGTGTGGATCAGGCCGTCGTCGCCGAGCAATTTCACGCCGGGTTCGGCGCAGATCAGGCGGCTCGATTGCATGGTCTCGCGCCACTCGATCGCGTCGGCCTCGTTGGTCCCGGGCGCGTCGACGACGGCGACGCCGAGGTAGCTTTCGAGGACGGACTCCAGCGTGACGCAAACCGGGTTCGCGAGATCATCGATGGTGCACGTCGCCGCCGCGTCCTTGCCTTCGGTGTGGGCGCCGGCAATGACGAGCGCCGGCGCGACGGTCAACTGGGTGCCGGGGTTGATGATGAGGATGTCGGTGATCACGCCGTCGACGATCACCGGCTTGAGCACGATCTCGTCATTGCCGGCGACGGTGACGGTGCAATCGCTCGCGCTGTAGCCCTCGCCGCCATCGCTCACGGTGATGCTGTCGATGCCGCTCGGGCGCTGCGAGGTGTAGCCGGGCACGCAGACGAGCCGCGGATAGGCGCCGCATTTCGAGCCGGCGTGCTTGAACGCCCACAGGCCGGTGCCCTCGACGCTGTTGCCGCAGATGTTCGCCATCGTCTTCCAGAACGCGATGTCATCGTCGGCGTCGTCATCCTGTTCGACGCGCACCACGATCACGCGCGCGGAAAATTCCATGCGCCCGAGTTGCCCGTTGATGGCGTTGAGCGCGTCGCCGATGTAGCTGTCAGGGTCGATCGCTGCCGCCGTCTTGTCGGTCGAGTTGAACATCACCGGCTCGTCGAGCGGGAACAGCGCATCGAACGCGGCTTGCGTGATCGTCCCGGTGCCGGTCGTGCGCCGACCGAAAGGGCCGACCATACCGACGATGGACATGATCGCGTTTGACGGCGGCGCCGGCTCCAGCGGGTCGCGGATAAATTGGAAACCGAAATAAGGCGATGACACGTGATCCTCCTTTTTTTAGGATCGGGGCATGGCAAACCATGAACCGCCCGCGAACGCGCTCGACTTGGTCGGGCAGCGCTTCGGCCGTCTCACGGTGGTGGCTTTGGTGGCCCGCGGTCCGGGCCGGATGTACCGGTGGCGATGTCGCTGTGACTGCGGCAACGAAACGATCGTCGTCACCTGTCACTTGCGATCGGGGCACACCCGATCTTGCGGGTGTATGCAGCGCCAAATGCGTGCGACGCAGTTGCGCAAGGTGGCGCGCAAGCATGGCCGGGCGAGCCCGCCGCGCACGCCCGAATACAGCGCTTGGATCAATTTGCGGAATCGCGCGCGGCGCAAAGGCGAGGCACCGCCATGGGCCGACTATCCTGCGTTTCTCGAAGCCGTCGGCCCGCGACCCGATGCGCGGCATCGCTTCAACGCGTCGACCGGCGCCTGGCTGCTGATCGGATCGCCGGGGCAGTGGTTTAGAAATTGAGCTTCGGCGTCTGGAGCTCCACGTCGACGACCGCGTCGCCGGTCAGCGTGATCTCGATCACCGGGCGCGGGTTGAGCGCCTCGGGCGCGTCGGTAAAGAACTGGAGCGCGCGCACATACTTGCCGGTCTCCTCGTCTTGCACGATGTCCGAAACCAGCGTGTAGCGCACCGCATCGAGTTGCAGGCTGATGCGTTTGAACGATGGGGCCATGATTAGGCGACCTTTCGGATTGCGATGACGCCAGCCGCGTCGAGGTCAAGCTGTTTGACGAAGCCGGTCACCGTCGCGACGTTGTATTTAGCTCCCGCGCCGTACCACAGTTCCGCATCGGCAAGGCTGTCGATCGTCGGCGCGGCGAAATGATAGGTCCCTGTCGCATAAAGATCGACGTTGACGACAAGCCCATCGCCGGCGGCCCAGGTCAGCGACACATCCTCCGACATGGCCGTACAGTTTGCGCCGCAGGTAAAGTCTCCGACCTTGCCGCCCGCCCAATACGACGCGCTGTCGGGAAACAGGGCCACCACCGGCGTCGCTTTGGTGCTCGGTTGAGTGTGATTAGCGACCAGCACGCCGACGCTGACGTGCAGCATGGCGTAGGCCGCTATCGAACCGGTCGCGACCAAGAGCGCCAGCTTGGTGCCGCCAACGGGCATGTTCTTAAAGACGGTCCGGTAACAGTTGGAAGCGGTCCATGTAGCCTCGCCGTTGGGAAGCCATCGCGGCATCGGGCCGCCGGCGACGCCGGACTTGGCAAACAGCAACGGGGATGGCGAGAAGAACATCACATCGTCTCGATCTTGATGAGGCCGGCGGTCTTCCAGTTCGCACGGTAAACACCGGAGAAGCCGGTCCCTACGCCGCGAAAGGAGCACGCGACCTGGTCGGTGCTTGCCATCAGCGCGACCTGACAGAACAAGTGATCCGCCTGGGCCAGGGCGAACGCGATCGGATCAGAGGCGACGATCTGGAACGGGTCCACCGCGACCGTCGCCTCGCCGGCGAAGGTCAAGTCTTGGGTCGCAGTCGGCACCCAGGGGTTCGGGCTGATGTAGTAGAGATCATGGTTGGCGGTCAGCCCATAGGCCCCCATTTTGCCGACCGTGACCCACGAAATGTCGCACCCGTTCGGGCCGGCCTTGAGGGTGAACCGCAGATGCCCGCCGACCGGCGGCCAGCCGCTCGGCGGCACCAGCACCATCTGCAAATAGTTGTCATATTTCTTCAGAGGGTTGTCGGCCCGACCCTGGTTCGTCCATCCGCCATCGTCAATCGCTTCCCAGATCGTTTGCCAGACGCGCGGCTTGCCGAAAAAGGGGCCCGACAGCATTACATCACGCGGCCGTAGAGGACGGTGCCGCCGTCGTCGGTCGCGATCATGAAAAAGTTCTTTCCCGACGCCTGCAACGTCACGCCAAGATCGGCAAAGTTGGTCGAATAGCTCCCATCGCCCTTGAGCCATCGGATCGTCGGGAACGTGATCACGTGCGCGCCGGCGTTGGTGCAGATGATCATGAGTTCCGCATAGGTGCCGCCCGGCGGCCAATTCGAGAAGGCCCAGGTGTGATCCGCGGTGTTCGTGATCGATTGAACATTGCCCTCGCTGTAGTTGAACGTCTTCGTCCCGGTGCTCGAATTGCCCTTGGCGGCGCCGCCGGTCGGGGTCACCGAGACCGGGCCCGTCATGACGCCGCCGGTCAGGGGCAGCGCGCCGGCCGCGGAAAAGTCCGCCGCGTTCCTGGTCGCGATGTCACCGAGCCCGAGCGTCGCGCGCGCCGTCGGCGCGTCGGTATCGTCGAGGAGCGTGCGCGCGAACGCGGTCAGCGTCGCGATGGCGGCGGTGGCGACGCCGGTGAAATACGCCAGCCGATCGGCCGCGGCCGTCAGCCCCGCAATCGCGGTCAGCTTGGCGTCGGCGGTCTGATAGGAGCCGGCCGGCGCGAACGACGTGGCGGCCTCATATGCCGCAGTGCCGAGCGCCGACGTGTTCGCTTTGAGCCCCAGCGACACCGCGAGATTGGCGACCTGGTCCTGCGAAATGACCGACGCGTTGACCGCCTGCTTGACCTTGAGCGGCGTCATGTACTTGGCATCGTCGGCGCCGGCCTCGGCCTCGGCTTGGCTCGCCTTCGTCAATGCGGTCGCCAGGAGCGCGCGGATCGCCTGCGCGGTCCGCAACGGCGACATGAGCGTCGCATTGTCGAGCCCAGCCTCGGCCTGCGCCTGCGATGCGGCGAGCGAGGCCACCGCCGACCAGGCCCATGCGGTGGTCGCGACGCGGGTCGAATTGTCGGCCGTCGACGGCGACGTGCTGCGCGGGGTGCCGGTGAACTCGGGCGAGGCGAGCGGCGCCTTGGCGATCAAGAGCGAGGTCGCGGTCGACACGTCGAGCTTGGCCGCGAGCGCCGAGATCAGGCCGTAAACGTCGGCGAGCTCCAGGACCACCACGCCGGCCTTGCCAGCGACCGAGACCACGGCGCCCGAACCTTCGAGCGCGGCGAGGGCCGCCTCGATCGCCGCGATGTCAGCGCCGATGCCTTCGATCGATCCGTTGATTTCGTCGCGGATCGTCGCCGCGTCGTTGAGCATGGTCGCCATGGCCGGCACGGTCGCCGGCGAGGCGGCGATCGTCCAATCCGAACACGCGACGGTGCCGCCGTTAACGAAGACGACCGAGCCCTGCAAGATGCCGGTCTCGCGATCGTAGCTGACCGAACCGAGGACCGCCCAATGGTTCGAGTCCGCATTGTCCATCGCGCACAAAAACGGCGTTGGCTGGAATAAGTCGCGACCGCCTTCGGACGTGATCACCCAGGCGCCGACATTGCCGACGATGAGCGTGTTCGCGCTCGACGATCGGCACATGAGGAAGCCCTGATCGGCCGCCTGTTGCAATTGCAGCATGAGCGGCCCGAGCGACAGATCGAGGCGTTCGAGGCCCGACTGCAACAGCGTGTCTTCGATCGATTGGAAACCGTCGACGCGAGACGACACGCCATTGATCGCGGAGACGATGCGCGAAAAGCGCTTGTTGAAAAACTCGCGATTGATGGGCGTGCGGTCTGTCGGGACCGTCAACTCGCTCAACAGGATCGGGTCGCCCATTTGCGCTTTTCCCTACGGCACGTGATCAGGCACTCGGGCGGCGGTCAGGCAATTCGCCTTGATGTCATCGTAGACGCGCTGGCGCACGCGATAACGACGCCCGGGCAGGAAGGCGATGTTATGCGAGACGAACGGCGCGCCGACGGTCACATCCCAGCGCACGATGCGCCCGGGATCGGCCGGCGCGGGTTCGGCTGCGGCCGGCGCCTTGGTGGTGGTCGCTTTTGCCATCGATGCCTCCAATCCAAAACATTTCGAGCGGATTTTCCGCTTAACGAAACTTCATTTTTTCGAGCCTGAGTCAGGCTGCCGAAAATGAAGCTACGCGGTCGCGTAGCGGATTTCCTCGGACACGTGGAACAGATCGCCGGTGCCGTTCGTCGACCCATCCAACTGAATTTTGTAGGTCGTCAGCGACGCGGTGTTGAACGTCCAAGTCCGGCGCAATTGCGCGCCCGGCGCCGACGCAGCGAGTTGCTGCCCGTTGCTGAGCCACACGTCTTCGACGCCGTCGTCGGTCTCGTCTGATCCGCCGGTCTCGATCAGCTTACACGTGAGGTTGTGATTGGCTTCGACGAAGGAGTCGACGAAGACGGTCACCTTGCTGTGCGTGGAAGGCGACCCGAGCGTGATCGCCTTCGAGATGTGCCGGAAGGCATCCTTGTGCGAGGAGAGAATGACCTCGCTCGGCGTCAGCGAGACGCCGGGCATCAAGTCCGGGGTGCCGCGCATGACCATCTTGAACTGCAACACCGCCGGCGCGTCGCCGAGATCGGGAGACGCGTCGCCCTCCGCGAACGGCACCCATTCGCCGTCGACGAGCACCTCGAAATCGATTTGCGTCGCCGGCGGGACGATGTGCTCGGCCAAGACCTCGACGCTGGTGATGCCGCCGGCCAATTGCAACGCCTGCAGGCCGACCTCGACGCGCGTCTGCGCAAAGCGAGCGTAGTAGAGCCGGAACTTGAGGTGCCGACCGCGGGTGTCGAAGACATGGCCGCCGTCGCCCGAATGGAAAAAGTCGCCCTGGATCACCTGGCCGGCGTGCGCGCACATGGCGTGATAGTGATCGGCCGACGTGAGAAGGACGATCGCGTAGCGCTGGCCGGCTTCGAGGAACGTCGGCGGGATCGGGATTTGCGTCTCGACCAGGCCGGGCAGTCCGCCGCCGCCCGAGGGCGGGCCGCATTTGAGGCTCGCGCGCGGGACCAGGACGCGCTGAATCACGCGTTGCTCATGCGGGCAGCCGTTCTCGGTTTGCGTGATCAGGACGTAAACGTCGCCGGCGGCCGCGAGGCGGGTGAAATAGAGCCCGATCTGCGTCAGCCAGCCGTCCTGCGAATTGAACCACGTTTGCGCGATGTGCTGGCCGGCGTGCGAATAGCTCGGCGGCGTGCCCTTCGACCAGTAGCGTTCGAGCACCTCGTCGACCCAATGGTAGAGGCCGCGGACCCAACGATGGCGCGGCCAATCGCAACCGCCTTCGTTGTGCTGCGCAAGGAGCGCCCACTCGGCGGCCTCCCAGACCTCGCCGGCGAACGCCAGAATCCGCGCGGTGGGATCGCGCTGCGCCTGATACCACCACACTTGCGCCGACGGGCACGGCAGCCAGACACGGCCGCACCGATGGCGGCGGCGGACGCGGAGGAGATGCCGGATCGAGAACGTCTGTCGGAACACCCAGGCGAGAAAGCGCTCCTCGAACTCGTAGCCCGGCGCATCGAGGCGCAGCACGTTGGTGTAGGCCGGGATCGCGAAGCCCGAATTGACGACGATCGCCTGTTCGCTCGGATTGCCGAGCACGAGTCCGGGCGACACGGTGACGGTGCCGCCGGGGTCGGTGTCCTTGGGGAAGCGCAGCCCTTCCTCGATCAGGCAATCGTAGCCG